AAGGCAACGGATTTTGATTCCGTCATGCGGAGGTTCGAATCCTCCCGCCCCAGCCAGTCGCTTAAGCCAGTTTTGTGAGACGATCCCGCAAGCCGTTCGCGCGGTTGCCCGCCCGCACGCTGATTGGGCTATAGTGGCGGCTGTAGCGCGCCGCGCGATTTGGCACCTTTTTGCGTGCGATTTGGCACCGAAACCGCCGCTGGTTCTTGATCTTTAAACGTCGCCTCTGAAATACGAGAAATTTTCGCTTATTTGGCGAAATAAACACAAAAACACCGTATTCCCTCTTGTGGAACACGGTGTTTTTTCGTATAGTTTCTGCGTCGGGCGATGGTGCCCGGCACGGACAAGGAGGCGAGCATGAGGCTCACAATCCAAGTCCGGATCAGGAGATGGCGACTGACACTCACCATCTCCCGTTAAGTCCGGGGGCCGGTCGGGGAGAAATCCCCGGCCGGTTCCAAACCATAGCAGCGAGGAGCCCGCTTGTCATGCCGAAGAACCACACAGCCGCCTTGCTCGCGCTCCGCGAAGGGCTTGGGCTCACCCAGTCGGAGCTTGCCGAGCGCCTCGGTCTGCACCCCCGCTCATGGCAGGAGATCGAGGCAGGCCGCACGGCATTGAAACGCGTGCATGAGCTGGCTCTTGAACGCGTCGCGCTCGATGTCGCGCTGGAGCGCCGCAATCCCATGCTGGCCCCGCCGCCCATGAGGCGGGCGGCGCTGGCGCTGGCCCGCCTGCTTGATGAAGGTTGACGATGTCAAACAGCAAGGCCGCGCCACGAAGCGCGGCCTTTTTCAGTTCGTGATAATCAGCTCGCGCGCAACCTTGCTGCCGCTGCCAGCCGTATAGCTTGTCTTCACCGCCTTCTGAGCGAAGGCAGAGAAGGTTTCGCGGATGTCGGGAGTGTCGTTGATCGACAGAATGAATCGGCCCTTGAGCTGCGCCAAAGCCGCCGCGAGCCGGTCGAAATCCGACCTGCTAAACATACCAGGCCCATAATAACCCTCGCTGCCGTGATATGGCGGGTCAAGATAGAAGAGCGTTGTGGCGCGGTCGTATTTTCCAAGAAACGCCTCGAAGTCCAGCCGCTCGATCACGACACCGGCGAGACGCTCGTGCAGCTCTTCAAGCTGCGGCGCGAGCATGTTGACGTTGAACCGAGCGGGCCGGTCGAGAGAGACACCAAAATTACGTCCAGCAACCTTTCCACCGAAAGCCAGCCGCTGGAGATAGATGAAGCGCGCCGCCCGCTCAAGGTCGGTCAGGGTGTCGGGATCGGTCTTAACCAGCCGCTCGAATGCGGTGCGGCTCGTGATCTGGAATTTCAGCATCTCCATAAACTGCGGATAGTGACGCTGGAGGATTCGGAAAAAGTTCGCCACGTCGCCGCTGAAATCGTTGATGACCTCCGACTTCGCAGCCAGTTCGCGTCGAAAGAAAATACCGCCCATGCCGACAAATGGTTCGGCGTAGGTCGTATGTCGCGTGGCGGCGATCATCTTTACGAGCCGCAAAGCGAGGTTTCTTTTGCCGCCGATATAAGGCGCGGGAGGAACGAGCGCGCGGACACGCTTGGTTTTGCGGATAGACTCCATGATGCCAGATCGCCTACAAGTACCCGCCCGTTGCGCGGGTGCGGGGATGACCGAAAATCGGCCGGTTTTCATCATGCGAGGTTGTGCTCGCGGCTCTGGGCGCGACAACGCCCATCCCCCCGCTCTAAAAAGAGCGGAACTCATTCCGCCGCCGCCAGGGCGGCGAGCGCCGCATCGACGGTATCGACCAGCATGACCGCGCACAGCCAATATCCCGTGGGCGCATATATCGGTGCGTCCGTCTCGGGGTCCGCACCATCCGCCATGAATTCCGGATATGGCAGTCGCACGCGCGCCTCGTCGTAGCGGCGTGCATCGCCGTCCATCCACGCGTAAGGCCGCTCCCCGCCCGCGCTCGCCGCGACCAGAAGTGCGTGCAGAGCGTCAGCCGAGGCGGCGCGGAGCGTGTATGTGGTGATCGCGCTCATGCTGCCACCCACGCATCCATCTCTACATCCGTCAGCGGGTGGCATATCTCAAGGCGGCGGATGGTGTCGTTCAGCCCGTCCGCCGAGCCCGTGTAGTTTTGGCCGATGTGCAGCCGTTCCAGATTTTCGAGGGGCGTTGCATCCACCGATGCCACCGCACTACGCCCTGTAGCAGCAAGCCGATGCGCGCCGGGCTGCATCCGCACTGCTATACGCTGCCGTCCGGTTGCGACAGCGCCGGGTAGCTGGAGCAGCACCGCCTGCCCTGTTGCCGTGTTGTAAATCTGCGCCGAGATCAGCCCGGCGCTTGACACCATCATCCGCCGGATATTGGTGCTGACACCGACGCCCATCGTCATGATATGCCGCGTCACGCCATCGCCGACATGCGTAATGTCCACCTCCGCAAGTACGCTGAAGCCAGCCCCCGCCGCAGAGAACCAATCCATGCTGGCCGCGCGCACATCCGATGCCATGCGCACGCTGACACCCTGCGCACCCTCTGGCGGCAAGACATACCCAGGGTCGAAAGTTACTCCGCCGCCGACGACGAGTAATGGTGGGTAGATTTCGATTGTGAAGTCGTAGTTCTGCCCCTCCACAAATGGCACAGAGAGTTGCCCATAGCCGCGCGTCACTCCGGCTGTTGCCACTCCTGAACCGAAAAATCTGGTGATGTCAGATGTGAGGGCGGCGCTTACATTGCCAAACGATTGCACGAAAACGTTGCTGTCGTTGGAGCCCACAATCCCCAAGATCAACGTGGGCGCAAGACCCGCCACACGGCGCACCGAAATAGCCTGCGCCACAGTCTGCCCGGCCGCCATCGGAATCGAATTATAGACCTCAGGCCGGATGGACTGATTGCCAGATGCCAATGCAGTCCCGTGAAACCTCACCGCGAAATACGGGAGGCCATATCGCGTTCCTACATCGACAACGGTTGATGTAATTCCAGCAGGAGCGCCAGTTGGTTGCCACCGTGTAGGCGCGCCAGTCGGCAACGGCTGACCCACCTGCGCGCCAATCATGCGAGGGTTTTGATACAGGTTAGCAACCTGTGCGCCGACATATGCCCCGCGCCCCGGCACTGTTGCGAGCGCGTTGTGGCCGAAGGTGCGGATGACGCCATCCGCGTCGGTCAGCAGGTGGGAGGACGAGCGCGTCACCGTGACGAGCGCCGAGAGATCGCGCATGCGCCCGTCAAGCGCATGCCGTGCGTCCACGAAATCGCATGCCCAGACAGCCTTGGGATGCGTCCACACGGGCCGCGCCGGTGAAGGCTGGAAGAGAGGAATACCGGCGCCAAGCCGCATCTATTCAAGCTCCGACACATCAACCGCAACATCGGCCGCACCCGCGCGGATGATAGCAAGATGCGTGTGCACGTCGCCGCGCGTGCCGAGCGAGATGACATGCCGCTCGCCTGCCGCGAGCTTGTGCGACGCCGCCGTCGCCTCCACGGCCGCGCCGCCGGTCTGATAGCGGATGTCGCCCGCCGCGTAGATGGATATCACGCGCACGGACCCTGCGAAGGGGCCGATGATAGACGAGGCGGCGGAAGCCGTTCCCTGCTTCGCCCCGCCAGCGCGCGGCCGCAGCACGGGCACCGCCCGTCCGAAATCGTCATTCGGCAGCGTCAGCTTTTGCAGCGCCATCATTCGCCCCCTTCAATCGGCTCAATAATCCATTCGTCGCCTGTCCATTTCACCTGTTCGTCCGTGCCCACGGCGGGCGGAACGGCGAGCGTTGCGTGCGCCGGGATCAGCCATATGGTCGGCTCAACAGCCTCCGCCGCTGCGTCCGCCTCGATGCGCGCGGCTTCAAATGCCGCAGCGGGAAGCTCAAGCGCCGACGCGAAAGCCGCCTCCGCGGAGGCGCGGGCAGCGGCGTCGTCTCCTGCGGCTGCGTTGGCGATAGACAGTTCAGAGAGTGCGGAGCTTGTGGCGGCGTCCATCGCGGCGCGGGCAGGATCGAGGACAGCGCGCCGCGCATTGTCGCGGGCGACCTCAAGCTCCAGCGGGTCGGCCGCCGCCAGCGATGTCCCGACCAATACGCCGGTCGATGGGTGATAGTGATACAGCGTTGGTGACATGTCGCCATTCCTCAATATTTGATGCACGCCAAGAGCGCGATATTGCGCGGACGCGTTTCGGTGCCGCCCGTCGCGGTGGTAGTGGTTGTACCGTAGCCCGGATTATTCGCGCCCGTTACCATGTACTGATTGTTGTTACTCACGCTTTCGCCGCGCTGAACTGCGTGTGTGTGACTCTTCAGTTCGTCAGTCTGCGCCGCGCCGAAAACACGCCCGCTATCGACTCCGCGCGCCGCATCGAACCCGCGCAGAAATTCGCCGCGCAGGTCGGGCAAATTGAAGGTTGTCGCGCCGTCTCCCGCGCCGAATGTGGTGCCAATTGCAGCGAAGAGCGTCGCGTATGTCGCGCGCGAGACAGCCGCGCCATTCGCCGCGAGCCAGCCGGACGGCGCTGTTTGCCCGGCGAAGTACTGTACTGCTCCTGCAGGTATCGTGCGGCCGTCAACGTAGAGCTTAGTAGCGAGGCTGTTGTTGGTAGTCGGGCCGTTATTCGTCTCCAATCGGCCATCAGCGTAGATGTTGATGGCGTTGGCGACCGTCGCGCCGTCCGCTCCATATACCGACAGGCAGAGCGCGTCGATCGAGCGGTTCCAGTAGATGATGGCCTGACCGAGCGCCGCCTCATCGCGGAAATAGATCGGTGCGTTCGATCCAGCAAGCGCCTTCACCGTGAGCGTCGGCGTGCCGAGGCCGCCTGTCATCGTATCGCCGCTCTTTGCAACCCGGCCCGCGGCCGAGGCGATGATCGCCTGTTTGAGCTGCGTCCGGTCGCCATCGACGAGCGGGCCGAGGAGGCCTTCGATCGCATTGGCGACCTCCTCCTGCAGCGAGTTGAAGAAGGCAGCCGAAAGCGTCGTGGGCGGCGTGGCGGTCAGCGGATCGCCATCGCGGAAACCGTGCTTGCCCGGCCCGAAAAGGTCCTCGGCCTTGGTCGGCGTGGATATGCGCTGCATGTCAGGCTCCGTAGCTGAAAAGTGCGTGGTTGTGCGAATGCGTGTGCCTCCGCACGGCGCATTCGAGAATTTGATTTCCCCAAATACGCAGGGGCTCGTCGCAGCCGCTCTCGCATGTCGCTTCGCGTATCGTGACGGCGGGCGCATCGACGCGGAATACAAAGCGCCACGGCTCGCCATAGAGCGGCGTGGTGCACGCGCTCTGGCATGTGGCGACGGCGAAGGTCGTTATATCGACTGCGTAGCCAAGCGCCGCAGCGAGCGAGATGAAATACGGCTTCGACTGTCCGCCCTTCATCGCCCGCTTCTGAAGCAGCCGTTCGCGGCGGCCGTCGAGCGTCTGGTTATTGCCCGCACATGCGTCGGGCAGGCCGTAGGCTGCCTCCCAGTCGGCAAGCATTTCCAGGGTGCGGGCGGGATTGGCCTCGTTCAAGAGATCGTCAACGCGGGTGTCGAGGCGGGCGAACTCACCGGCAATGATACCGGCCAGATCGGAAAGCGCGGTGCCTGCCTCGCGCGGCCATGCATCGCCGCGCGGAAGCAGCGAGAGGACGAGGTGGCGGTAAGCCGCGCGATCCATCATGCGCTCCACACGATATTACCCAGGCGGGCGATATGTCCGGGCGGCGAGACGATGGGCGCGGCGGGGGTGACGATGACATGACTGTATTCGCCAGCGACAGACGAGATGGCGGCCGACAGGCGCGAAAGCGGCATCGTGCCGCCCGGAGCTGCCTCGCGGATGAGGATGTCGGCAAGCTCCGCCGTGACATAGGCGCGGTTTGCGGCCGTGTTGGGCGTCAGCGCAACCTCGAAGTCGATTTCGTCGGCGACAGGTGCGAAGACATAGAGGACTGCCGTTACGGGCGCTTCGGCCGCGAGATGCGCTTCGACGGCTGCGAGCACCGCGCCGTCAGGGATCGAGCCATCCGGCATGACGAAGGTCACGCCGACTGTGCCGAGGCCCATGTGATTGGGATATACCCAGACGCTGGTCGCGCCAACCACGTCCTGCACCCATGCGCGATAATCGGCGGCATTGCCGCCATCAGCATCATCCTGCATGCGCTCGATGATGCGCGCCCGCCAGCTCTCCGGGTTCTCGATATCCGCGCCGCCCGCGATACCGCCAGCCGCGACGAGCATGTTTCCCGCGATACCCGCCACAGGCGCGATGAGATTGAGCCGGGTTCCGGCTGCCGTGTTGTAGGCCGCGCCCGGCTGCGCGGCGGCGGCGGCGGCGGAGGCGGTTCCGTCGATACCGATGGTCGCATCAATCAGTGTAATGAAACGCAGATCGTCGGCGCGCCGCAGCTCGGCGCCCGCAGGCAGAGTCTCGCCCGGCGTGCCGGATATCGTCACGCCGCCCGATGCGGCGAGCGCCGCCCGCCGCTCGACCGGCGGGCGGCAGAGAGCCGCATGCACAGGCAGAAAGTCATCGTCGCAATCCGCCACGAAAACCTGCCTGATCGCCCAGGCGATATGTCCGTGCAGCTCGCGGCTTGCAATCGAGATGGCGCGCACGAGCGCCATCTCGACGGATCGGCGATTGCGCGGGTCAGCGCCCTCGAAGACCACCTCGAATTCCGCAGCGAGGCGGTCGCGGATCGCGGACGGAGGGGTGATGGCGAATGGCATCAGGCGGCCTCACCGAGTCCGGCGGCGAGCGCGAGGTTGTAGCGCTCGACCGCGCCGCCAGCGAGAGTGATGGAGATCGCAAGGCCGAGAACGCCGCGGGCCACCCAGGAGGCCGCCACGTCGAGCCGCGAGGCGAGCGTATCGGATATCAGCCATTGCAGCGCCTCGCGCGCATATTCCTCCGCCCGCCGCCGCGTCTCTTCGGTCTCTTTCGCGCGGCGGAGAAGCCAGAGGCGCGAGCCCCATTGATCGCCATCATCCGAAAGCGCATCGCCCACCCAGCCGCGACGATCGGCCGAGGTGGCGGGAAGAGGATCGTCGGCGCGGGCGCGGCGGTCGGTGAAGAGCGAGAGCACAACGCAGGTTTGCAAGCTGTTGTCGCGCGCAAGGCCGACCGCGCCTCGCAGCACATCGCCCGCCATCACTTCGCCATTCCATCCGACCGCTATCATGGGTTCATCTTCTGGTTGACGCCGCCCGTCTGACCGCCACTATCTCCCGGATGCGTGTGGCCGTCATAGACGGAACGCATTCCGGCCATCGTCACGCCGCCCGCATCGCAGCGATCCTTGATCTCACCCGTACACTCGAAGAGCGGAACGTCCGCGCGCAGCTTTGGCGCGTTGCGGATCGTCACCGCGCGGCCGCCGCCGTCTATGACGATGCCGTCCCGCGTCAGATGCACACTCTGACCCTGATCGTCATAGACGATGACCTCACCTGGACGGAGGCCGCGCGGGCGCGCGGCCGTGTCTTCCAGCGCCACGACAAGCGGATGATCGCGCCCGCCGCCGACAAAGAGCGCCACCGCAAGCGCCTGACCGGCCGGCCGCGATGACAGGCCGTAGTTCTGGAACCGCGAGGCGGCGCTGCGCGTCTCGCCTGAAAGCAGCCGCATCTGCACCCGCTGCACACCGCCACCATCGTCGGTCATCGTCACCACGGCCTTGGCGATCATCAGCATGACGCGCTCGCGGAGCGGCTTGAGCATGGATTTAAACGCGCTCATTGCACCTCTCCCCAATAGCCGGGCTCTTCAGGCTCGGGTTCCGGGTCTGGAAGAAGATCGAACGCATCGACCGGCGCGACCGTCAGCTCCGCCTCGGTGCCGCCGTGCAGCGAATGCCGCAGCCGAATGGCGGAAATCAGCCGCTCTCCGTCCTGATCGAGATACGCGTCCACGATATTGATGATGCGGTTCGGCTGCCAGAGCGCGCCGTCAGGGTCGCGCCAGCCCGGCACGGTGTAGGTGACGGAGAGGCCGCGCCCGCGCGCGACGCGCACCCGCCATGCCGCGCGTTCAGAGAAGCTTGCGCCGTCGCCTGCCGCCTCGGCGATGATGACGGTGGGCCGCCAGCGTGCGATGCCACGATCGTGAGCGCGGCCCTCCGGCTGCGTCTGCGCGAGGCCGTCGAGATCATCAGTCGCCTCCTGTTGCCCGCGCACGACGACAAGCGAGTGCCGCTCGGCGTTTGAGAATGTGGCCGACGCCTGCTTGATGTGTCTGCCAAGCATCAGCGCGCCGCCGATGCGCCCGGCACGGCCCGCGCGGGTCAGCAC